GAATTGCGAAATCTGCGACGGCGAGGGCGAGTACTGCCAGCACCATACGATTTCATGGGATCAGATCAAGTTCATTTACAGCAAGGCTGTAGAGGGGCTGGCTGCCAGCTCCGAGCCGGCCAACAAGGAGAGCGCTCAATGATCGAGGTCGCGTTTCTTTCATGGATACTCGGGCTTGGCATGGGTATATATCTCGGAATGGCTACGAGTAAAAAATCATGATCATCGACAAAGACAAGCTGAAGGCACTGATTGCTGAGTGCCGGTATGGGGTTTCAGGGAAAGGCCCGGCTATTGCGGTTGCAAACGATTTGCTGGTCGACTGCTGCGACAATCTTGAATCCCTACTCGCGGAGATTGAGCGGATGACCAATAGCCTTGTCGCTTCGACGAAGGTCAACAGCGCTGTGATGGTTCGCGCAAACGGCCTTGACGCTGAGGCCGCTGAGCTGCGCAAGGACGCCGAGCGCCATCGCTGGCTGCGACAGTACGAGTTCGATATCGGAAGCTACCACGGCGTGCATGAGCACAATCACGCGGCATGGTTCGAGCATATCGACGACGAGGCAATTGATCGCTCCATTGCAGAAGAGGCGAAGTTCGCTGACGACAACGAACAGCCCGATCAAGAGCCGCAATGACTTACAAAAAAAGGTGACTCGCAAGGGACTATCAGTCACGCCTAAATGCGGTTTCAGCAGCTTTTCAGCTACCGCACCGCTACAGGCCGCGGAATACAACGACCGACCGGGGGTTTAAATCCCCCGGATGGAAAATCAGAGAGGCGAAGACGATATGAGCAAGTACCCGCTGGAAGTCGAAAGCGTTGGCAGTGACACCTATATCGTGATGAGCAAAGGGCATCACGACTTTGACGAGTTCATGGCTGCCGTGAACAAGGACTATGCCGACTGGAAGGTATGCAACCCAGTACGCCGATGGGTCAAGTCTGTGCCGGATCGTAGCGGCGAGTACAGCGTGCGCTATGTGTTTGTTGAGCCCGGAACACGCGGAGCATGGCCTGCCACCTACGCACAAGAATAAGGAACAATCGCTAATGGCAACCATCACCGAAATACGCGCCATGCTCGAGCGCGGCGAAACCGTGAGCCTTCAGCGCCGCTATGTTGCTCAGGTTCTGGAAGGGCTGGCAGCAGATCCGCGAGGCACCGAAGTCTACAAAGTGATCCCGCGCCCGGGTCGCATGTCCGATATCGTTATGGATGGTAAAAGTCGATGAGCACGAATCAAGCGCCACAAAACGACGAATCGCAAAACGTAGCGCCTATTTATTGGAGCGGACGAGGCTTGCCGCCGATTGGGACGGTTTGCGAGCAGCAGACTTGGGTAAACAGGGAATGGCGAATTGTTGAGGTTGTTGCCCACTTCAACAAATTTGCAGTCTGCGCGTGGGAAGAGTCCCCGGATGACAATCAGGTTGAATTGGCGCCGCCGGGAGACTTGCGACCAATCCGAACGCCCGAGCACATAGCGGCAGAAGAGATTGAAGCCATCTTCAACTGGATGGTCAACCGCGATAGTGAGCGCGGTCTGCGCGGCATTGCCGAGGATCTGCATGCTGACGGCTACCGCAAGCCGTAACCCCGACAAGCCCGCCACCCGTGCGGGCCTACCCCTATAACACTGCTGTGAGCAATGCCTTCCGCCAAGTACAGCCAGGCCGGTTGCAAAAATTAGAGATTGGATAATTGACACAATGACATCGTGATCGATTATCTTGCCGCCGCCGAATTCCAGTTCAGCAGCAAGGTCGCAAAGCCACGCAAGCCAATAAAGATAGGGAATCTATGAAAAGTAAATCAATAAGCCAGTTGATATTGGCGGTCTTGATCGCCGGACTGATATTCATCATTTGTGCCGAGCCGAGCATAACTGGCTCACTCCGGCTGATTCCATAAGGAGCGGACCATGAAAAATAATCTAGAGTTCAAAGCGAGCCATTTTCTACTTGGCGCCTGCATTCTTTCTTTTCTGACTTTTTGGTTCGCCCGATACATCCAGGTCACCAGCTTTGATCTGGTCCAGCACTTTATGCTGGTCGACGAATTGACAAAGTACGCAGGCGTTCGAGATGGGACATTGGAGCGCATCGGCATGATGGCGGTCTATCCGCCGGTAGCTCACTGGATGGCGACCATTATCGGGTGGATCGGCGGATCGGGGCTTGTGGGGATAACGATTGTCACTATCACGTCGGTCTATCTGTGCTACGTGCTGATCATTTGTCTCGTTGGGGCCAGTTCGCCAATACGCATACTGCTGTTGGCGCTCGCCTTCCTAATGCTCCGTCCTACAGACTCTTTAGTAGGATGGGAAGTGGTCGCAAACTTTTTCTACCCTCAAATCGTCGCCGACGTGATGTACTTCGGCCTTCTCCTATGGGTCTCAAAGAATCGAGAAAATTGGCAACAAACGATCTCATTCTTGCTGGTCGGACAAATCGCGATGTGGACTCAGCCGCTGGTCGCGATCCATATTTTCGCCGCAGGCTGCGTCTTCATGTCATTCCAATTGCTGTACAACTGGAACGATAGCTCTGTTTCGCGCCTGAAGAATGCGGCCAGCCTCGCGGTTCTAGTCGCCGGCTCTGCCGCTATCGTTTTGACCAATCCCGCATTCAAAGTCATGCGGCAGATTTCAGCAAATAATGGAGATCTGTTTTTTGGGTACAACTCCATTTTATTGGTCGCGCTCGTATGCGGAGCAATAGGCGCTTGGAACTTACTTCAATACTGGCGCGGCAAGGGTGAATATGTCGACGCGATTCTAGGCTCCGCCACGGTCGCGGCAGTTGGGTTGGCAGTTCTACAATATGCCTTGCTTAAGCTTCATGGTGATGGCTCGCTCTACGCTATCAAGAAACACATGTTCATCATCTGTACGCTAGGCATGATGAACGCTGTCCGTGTAATAGCGGCGCGCTTTTCAAGCGGAAAGAACAATTTAAGCCCTGGGTTGGTCGCGCCAATTTTGGCGGCCCTCGCTTCGCTCTCTGTGCTTGATGGATACAATATCCCTGTCGCACCTGTCGTCAATGCAATGGCTTATGCGGAAAATGCTGCTGAGCATAAGTTGGCCGACTTCAACCCTAGCAACATTGTGTTCGATGACAGCGCACTACCATTGATGGGCAACATGATGATTTCGCTGGCAGCGCTCCAGCATCCTTATGATGCCCGTGCAATATCGTGGCAAAACGGGGCGGTGATTAAAGAAGGGGCGGAGCATGTAATGATGCGGCGCACTCCGTACATCGACAAAATATGCGATGCGCGAAATACAGAAATCGGAACCTACACGGTCATCAATCCTTCGTGTTTGAGCCAGTACTTACCGGGTGAGCAGCTCAGCTTCGCTCAAGGCGGGAATGCCTGGCAATATGCGACAGCCGGATGGAGCGGAGCAGAGGGATGGGGCGCATGGTCGTTTGGCAATGTCGGCGGCTCAATCCAGCTAACCGTGCCACATGATGCCTATCAGCTGGTTATCAATGGCACGGCCTTTGTAAGCCAACAGCATCCGACTCAGACCATTGTCGTGGAGGTGAACGGCACCGATGTAGCGACGTGGACATTTGATTCGACCGAGCCAGCCGGCACGCGAGAGGCGGAAATCCCCAAGGGATTAACTAAAAATGGCTCGCTGCACATCGTGCTGAAGGCGCCGGGGTCCGTTTCGCCAGCACAGATCGGGCAATCAACGGATGATCGGGTGCTCGGCCTTGGAGTGAAAACTCTCACCTTGCGCGCCGTGCTCTGACAGGTCAGGCCTCACGGCACATCCTTAAAGAAAACATGACGCCCTAGCTTCAGCGTCTGCTTGGCCTGAGCCGCCCACACCGGCGGCTTCGGCATGGTGGTCGCGTAATAGTGGGTCGCGCCGCCGGTGGGATCCGGCACTTTGCCGGCCATCACCTGGTCAGCAGCGATCTGCGCTTGTGCAAACTCGCGGAACGGAATTGCCTTCGCGCCACTCAGGTAGGCGAAGTTCGGATCATTCTTGTTCCAACAACTGAACTGCCACGGCTTCAGGCAAACGGCAGAATATCCCTCACCCCACCACGACTTGGCCTTGCCGTCGAACACGCGGTTGCGGATGGTCCAGGCCACGGCGATCTGGCCAGCCAACGATTCGCCGCGAGCCTCGCCCCACAGTGTGCGCGCGAGGATGTCGCGGTCTTTTTCAGAAACAGGCATCACTTTTCTCCAGGCAAAAAAATACCCGCTCGATAGCGGGTGCGTTGCGCTGTGCTGGCGCGTTAGATCAGATCAACTTCCAGGGCTTCCGGGTCGGCCACAATGACGGGGACAACTGGCTCAATCGGCCAGACCGGAGCGGCGTACCAGGTCGACTGGGCCGTCACTTTGCCCAGCGCGTATTTGTAGGTTTTCCAGGCTTTGAGATTGATCAGCAGAGCGGCCTGCTCAGCCTCATCCGCTTCAGTCGCCTCTCCCGCATCGATGCCGTAGCCGAGCGTGTCGATTCGATCCTGAATGCGAGCGATCTGCGCCAGTGCCTTGGCATTCCTCGCGGATAGTTCGGCCTTGGCGGCGGCGAGCTGTACGGCCTGCGCAGCAGCGTCCTTCATTGCCTTCGTAATGAGTTGCGACCAGTCGATATTCATTCAATGCCCTCCGGCGCCGCGACAGTTGAAGGTTCCGGCAGCGGAGCGGGGAAAACTACCGGGCCGTCTGGAACGTCAATCAAAGGAACCGGAAAAGCTTGTTCGGGGCTGAAGTTCCAAGGATTTGGCAATGTTAGTGTCAGTACAAGCTCACCATTAATACGGTCAACCGCACCTCTATCGAACCACTCCGACGAAATGGCATTGGCGGGCAAAGTATCGCCTTCGCCAACCTGTGAAAAGTCGAAGTCTTCGCCGTTAACTTTCAGCATGTCTCCGGACTTAACCACCTCAAGTATCTCGTCTGTACGCAGTGGCGAAAGCTTTATAATCATTAGTACCACCTCCCAATTGCATAAATGGAATAAGTATAAGTTTGTACGACATTCCAACACTGGACAATGGAGTATGTGGCCCCGGTTAGGATGGAAGCGCGACTGTACCCCGAAAAAGTATTGGAGACGTTCACGGATGATATATTGACGAAAACTGCGTAGCTCCCAACAAACGTGGCAGGCAACCCAAACGTAGTGGAGTACGCGGTGTTGGCGACGGTCTGATCAATAGATCCTGGGTAACTCCAGCACTCCAAGGTTCCATCTAAATGCCTGATGTATCTCCCCGCTGCACTAGTCCCGGTTTCAATAATTGCTCCGGTTGGAACTCCGCCCGTCTGCGATACCGTACCAACTGCGTTGCTTTTTCCGTAAGCGCCTGCCGCTTGTAGTGCCGCCAGCAGTGCAGCCGTTGTGCCAACACCCGTCCCGCCCTGCGTCACGCTGAGCGCTGTCGTTAATCCGGCAAGGGATGTGATGTCGCTGTTCGCGCCGGACTTCGCGGCGCCAATTCCAGAGCGAGCTCCAGCCTGATCAGTGCCGCCAGTGCCGCCCTTGGTTACGGGCAATATGTCGTAGTTGCCAGTCGTGCCCAACGCAGCCAACTTGGCGCCGTACTGATTGACCAAGGATCGAAGAGCATCCGCCGAGTCTTTGACATAGCCCTGCATGGGCGCCAATGCGTAGACCCCGGCGGCGTTGGTCGCGCCCTGATAGATAGGAGAGATCGACATAGCGGTGTCGCTGGCGATGTTGACCACCTCGTACCAGCCGCCGTCCGGGCCGCGAAAAGCATCGCCGACACGGGCATTAGAAATAAATGCGGTACCCGCACCGATCACGGCATTGGAATTTTGGGCGACAGAGACCGTCCCGGTTTTATACCAAGGCATGGTGCTTCCTTATTTTGATCAATAAAAAACCCGCAATTAGCGGGTTGTTTTGAATTGCGCTGGCGGTCAGTTGTACGGAAACGGAAGTCCGGCAGTTTTAATAACCAGAGCTATTGGGTAGCGGTCCGTGGGAATGTTGAAAAATGAGCAAGGCATCGACCATCCGGAGGTTTGCGGATAAGACTGCGTGGTGGCGCCAGCCGCTCCGAACATGAAGGACATCCCGCCAACCCGACCGTAAGCGCCCTCTGATCCGCCGTAGCTAATATGCGGGAACAGGTTATTACCGAACATATCGCTTATGCCACAGCTTCTCGCCCACGGCAGATAGGCCGCATATTCAATGCCGGCCGAGAGGGCAATATCCACCCTGGAATCTATTTGCGGATATTTGTTGGCAGGGGTGGTGCCTTGATTCTGCCGCTGAACATTGTACCCGCCGGCGTAAGCGCTGATGTAATGCCCGTTCGCATCCAGTGCGCTAGGGCCGGGCGCCTGAATGGCGGCGACAACGTTTAGCGGCGGCTGTAATGAGTTGAAGGTAATAACCCCGTCATCCCGGTAGGTCTTAAGGTAGGGGCTTCCGGCGATGTTGTTCGCCATCAAGTCAAAGCAGTAGAACTTTGTCGCGGCGCTGCAGTTCGCGTACATGAATGTAATCGTATTACCGCTTCGCACCGATCCATTCAGGCAGCCGGGGCCAACGATGAACACGATCGGCGATATCGCGTTGGTTAACGTAAACCCCCACATGTCGTCGCCGCTGCCCTGACTGCCTCCCACCGTGGCATCCGTCCAGTTCGCCCCGTTATTCGGATCAAGTTGAGCGGACTTCAGGAATCGCCGATACCACGACTGGATGTACGCCATGTTCCCGCTCTTTACCAAGCCGTAGCAAATCTGTCTGGTATCAAGCAGAAGCTCGCCGGTGTCCTTACTGACCACGAGTTTCGCTGTCATCAATAGTACCCGTAGAAAATTTGGCAATTCGCGGAGAAGTACCCCCACCCATTAGTGGCATAGGAGTAAGCCCACGAAAGCGTGGTATCGGACAAGGTCACGCCCGGCTTCTTACCCTTCTCCATCTGCAAGTCCACCAGCGGCACAACAATGAAATAGGCGACTTTCCCGGTAGGCGGCGCCGGGATTGTAATCGCCCAATTGACGGCGCCTG